AGTTTGCGAAATAAACTCGCAACGGTAGTCTCTGACGCCGGACAATTAACTTTACAAGTTCAATTACTCCAAGCAGATATCGCAGAACTAAATCAAAAACTTGGTGAACAAACTAAGTTGTTCAAGAGATTGTTAGAAGAAGAACAAGTATTAATCAAAGGGTTATCTGAAAAGTATGGCGCTGGTCAAATCAACTTTGAAACCGGCGAATTTACACCAGAGAAATAACAAAATTTAGTTTGGAGAATACCGTATGGCAGAAAGAATCGTGTCGCCTGGTGTCTTTACACAAGAACGCGACCAAACATTCCTCGCTCAAGGCGTTGCTGAAATAGGTGCGGCGTTTGTTGGTCCAACTACAAAAGGACCAGCATTCGTAGCTACCCCAGTTCAAGGACTAGATGGATTCGTCACCTCATTCGGTGAACCAGATGGTACTTCTTATATGGGATACACCGTTAAGAACTACCTTCAAGAAGCAGGCAGTGCAACAATTGTTCGTGTCCTTGGATTAGGTGGGTACACAACAAGTGTCGCAACTATTTTCGCTTCTGGTTCAACTGGAAATAAGGTATTTGCAGTTCTTCATCCAACTGTATCGGGGAGTTCGCTTAGTAGTGTAGTGGTAGGTGGCACCACATCAAGTTTCAGTGTAGTGGTTAGTAGTTCCGCTACAATTCATTACTCAGCAAGTGTTGTAAGTCCAACTTCAACTAACTCTTCTTTCATTAATGAAGTATTTGGTACTGATGCGCAAGGTAAGAGTTCAACCATTCCCGCATATGTTTATGCAGTGTTTCCAGATGCACTCAGTCAAGTTGGTTCATTTGCTGGAGAAGTAATCCACTTCTCCTCAAGTATCAATACATTAAACTTAGCAACTCAATATGATAACGCAACCACTCCTTGGATTCGTTCACAAACCATCGGTGGTAGTAAGCGTAATCTGTTCAAGGTACATACATTAAGTGACGGTACTGGTGCAAACAAGCAAATTAAAATTTCTATCACTGGTATTTCACCAAGCACTAACTCAGACAGTCAATATGGTTCATTCACACTTAATGTCCGTGAATTTACTGATACCGATACATCACCAGTTGTAGTTGAATCATTTAACAACTTAAACTTTGACTCAACCAGTCCAAATTACATCGCAAGAGTAATTGGTAACAGTGTCCCAACATATAACTCAAGTACCGGATTAACTACTTACGAAGGTGATTATCCAAATCTTTCAAAGTATATCCGTGTAGAAATGAGTGAAGATGTAATTCCATCAAACGCAGTTCCATATGGATTCGCAGCATTGAATTCAGTATTCTCTTCAACATCTGGTGAAGTTCCACTTACCGCTTATGTAAACAGTCGTTGGGTCAGTGCAAGTGTTGCTGGATACAACGCAGATGCAACTGGTCCAAACACTAACTACTATGGATACAACTTTGATGGTATATATGTCTCCGGTAGTGTATTTACTGCAAAATCATATCTTGGACCAACAGTAGGTTCAAATACCGTTGGTGGTGAATTCAATATTGAAAACCTTCCAGCAACAGAAGTAAATGGAAGTGCAATTTCTCTTACCAACCGTGACCACACAAGCTATCGTCGTTTCTCAGTACCATTCCAAGGTGGATTTGATGGATTCAAGCCAAATCGTGAAATCGCACTTGCTGGTGCAATCACCGCAACAAACACTCAAGGATTCAATCTTAACGGTGCAGCAGCATCGGGGTCAGTTGAATACAAGAGAGCATTAAATCAATTAAGTAACGCAGATGCAGTAGATTTTAACCTCTTAGTAATACCTGGGGTTATTTACTCACAACACAGTTACATCGCTCAAACAGCAATTGATATCTGTGAACAACGCGGAGATTGCTTCTACATCGTAGACCTTGATGTGCTTGATGCAACAATCGATTCAGTAACTTCATACGCAGAACTCCTTGATACTAACTACGCAGCTGGTTACTATCCTTGGGTTCGTGTTCTTGATGATATCACTGGTAAGTTTATCTGGGCACCACCTTCGGTGGTTCTTCCAGAAGTGTATCAATACAGTGATAATGTTGGAGCAGAATGGTTCGCACCAGCAGGCTTGAACCGTGGTGGTATTCCAGGCGCGATTGGTGTCAAGACCAGATTAACACAAGCACAACGCGATGACTTGTATGAATCAAGAGTTAATCCAATCGCACAATTCCCAGGACAAGGTATTTGTGTATGGGGACAAAAGACATTACAACGTCAGTTATCGGCTCTTGACCGTGTAAATGTTCGTCGTCTTCTTATCACCGTAAAGAAGTACATCGCAAGTTCAGCACGCTACTTGGTCTTCGAACAAAATACCGAAGCAACTCGTACCCGCTTCTTGAACATTGTCAACCCATATCTCGCAGGAATTCAACAACGTTCTGGTTTGACCGCATTCCGTGTGGTTATGGACGAAACCAACAATACACCAGATATTATTGACCGCAACACCTTGGCTGGAGCAATCTTTCTCCAACCAACCCGTACCGCGGAATTCATCAAGTTGGATTTCAACATTCTCCCAACTGGTGCAACCTTCGATACTATCTAATCAGTTTTTTCAATAACCACTATTTATTAAAGTACCAATCTATATCTGGAGAGCCATATGGCAAATTTGGTCAATGAACAAGAACTCTTTTTCACCGCATTCGAACCAAAGACTGCGAATCGCTATATTATGTCTATCGATGGAATTCCTTCTTATTTAATTAAGAAGGCAGACCGTCCAAAGATTACCCAAGAAAAGAAGAAGTTAGACCATATCAATCTACAACGCTACATCAAGGGTAAAACTGTATGGGATGAAATGGTATTAGACTTGTACGACCCAATCGTTCCATCAGGCGCACAAGCAGTGATGGAATGGGTCCGTCTCCACCACGAATCAGTAACCGGCCGTGACGGATACGCAGAATTCTATAAAAAGGACATCATTATCAATGTTCTTGGTCCAGTAGGTGATAAGGTTGAAGAATGGATTTTGAAGGGCGCACAAATCACCAAAGTTGAATTCGGTGAAATGAGTTGGGAAAAGGATGACCCTATGTCCATCTCATTGACCATCCAACCAGACTATTGCATCCTCAACTACTAATAGTGTAGTAAAAGTAAAAACCCCACCTAAAAAGTGGGGTTTTTTGTTATATACCAATATTTAGTGATACTTATATAAAGGTGTATTTTTTCGAGGAAAACTATGGCAGAAATTACTGAATTTAATATCGGTCAAGGGGAAACTTTTAAGATATTGACCAGCCTAGAAAATATAGATACAGATTCATACCTAGATATAACAGATTATACATTCACTGGTCAAGTTCGTGAAAACTTTAGTACCGATGAAGTTGCTGCGTCATTTACTATTACAAAAATAAATCCACAAACTTCAGGAAGTTTTTATATAGAACTTACCCCAGCAGATACTAGCGCACTCACACAACGCAAATATGTGTATGATGTGAAGATGACTAGTGGTTCCATCACTCGTCGTGTTCTTGAAGGATACTTTGTTGTTCGTCCAGCTGCTACGAGATAATAGATGAGCAATTTTATTGTTAATACCGATATTCCAAATCTTCGGGTTGTTATTAGAGAAGGTGACCAATATAATATAAACATTGTTCCCGGTAGAATTACTACACAAGTCACTGGGTCATTTACAAGTTATGCGGATATGGCCGGACTGGCTGCATCTGCCTCGTATGTAAGTGGTGCAAGTGTATTTGCTCAATCCGCAACATCTGCTTCATATGCGGTTACTTCATCACATGCAAACGCAAATTTATTAACTGCATCGGTTGCAGGAAATATCCTTACATTTACAAAAGGTAATAACGAAAGTTTTTCAATAGCATTAAGTACTGGGTCAGTTGACAGTGCATCATTTGCAACAACTGCAAGTTATGCACAGAATATTAACAGACAAATTACTGGTTCAGTAACTATCTCGGATGACTTAACCGTACAAGGTATTATCAGTGCAGAAAAACTATTAGTATCATCTTCTGTCATTTATGAATCAGGTTCCACCGAATTTGGTGACTCACCAGAAGATACACATCAATTTACTGGTTCAGTATTAGTTCAAGGTCCAATTAGTGCATCATCTGGTATCACTGGTTCGTTTAAGGGTGATGGGTCACAACTAACAGGTATAGTTACTGACCTTCGTATCAGTGGTTCTACGGGAACTGGTATCATAGAATTAAAAACAGAAGATTTATTGATTACTGGTAGTAAAGGTATTTCTGTTGATGTTACAGGTAATACGGTTACCGTAGATGTTCCTGTTGGACTTACTGCATCATTATATGGAACCGCAAGTGTAGCAGATGGTATTGATGTAATTATTGCAGGTATATATGAAACAGGAAGTGATGGTGTAATCATTCCATCACCATCTGGTGGTTTAAGTTATATTACCAGTGCCTCATACGCGGCTACGGCAAGTTATATTGCAAGTAATACATGGAATAATTTATTAGCCATACCAGCAGGACTAGTATCTAGTTCTGTTCAAGTATTTTATTTTCCAGTGCAAACCGCAATCAGTTCATCATATGCATTAACCGCAAGTTACGCAATGAATGGGGGTGGGTCGGGTACAAGTGGTACGTCTGGTACCGCAGGAAGTTCTGGTACAAGCGGTACGGCTGGTTCATCTGGAACTTCGGGTAGTAGTGGGACAGCAGGAAGTTCTGGAACTAGTGGGGAAACGCCACCAATTCCTACAGGTACTGTGTCCAGTTCTGTACAATTAACAGCATTAGGATTTGTTAGTTCATCAACCATAAACACAATTCAAACGATTACATCAGCTTCGTACGCAGGAATCACACCGGTAAGTGGAACGCTGTATATTATTATAGACTGATATGCCATTATTAGATAATGCTTCAAATTTACGATTTAATGGAAAGGTAGCAACGCAAGCATATTTTAATGGTATAGAAGTATGGGCACCGACAACATCTGGTATAGTAGAAACCAACTTATTCATGCACCTAGATGCAGCAGATTATACAAGTGGTACGTGGAACGACAAAACAGTAAACGGAAATAATGCAACAATAAATGGAGCAACGTGGTCAAGCACTGATGGTGGTATTTTTGATTTTGACGGAGTAAATGATACAATTAGTATTCCACACAAATCATCATTATCTCTGATAACTTCTGGACAACGAACCATTCAAGTATGGGTTAAGTTTGATGCGTTACCTGCGTTAAATACACAAGGACAACCTGTATTTGGTAAGTTGTCCTCTGGATTTGCGTTTGACGGATATTGGGGTGGATTGTTCTCAAATACGGGCAATACAAGAGTAGTTACAAACGGGGCATCCACACAAAGAATAACCACATCAATATCTAATCCAGTAGCAATTGATACATGGTATTTGTATACCTTCATATCACAAATAACTGGGACAGCAAATACAACAAAAGTATATATCAATGAGACCGAAGTATTATCAACTGCTCACGGAAGTGATAGTATAAGTGAATCTAATACGCTGCATCTTGGATTTATTGGAACTGGTGTCAGTTCTCCATATCTGAACGGGAAAATCGGTGCATGTTATTTTTACACTAGTGGATTAAGTGCATCAGATATTTCTACGAATTATAATGCGACAAAATCTAAATATGGGTTATAATTTGATATTTATGTATTGGACAATAAGATAGGATAATCAATGCCAGCAAATCGTTTTATACCACTTACTAATAGTCAGTATGGAGCCATCCCCACCGCAAGTGGCATGTTTGATGGCGAACTTGCGGTCAATATTTCTGATGGAAAACTCTATACAAAGAGCGGGTCCGCAATAGTCGCTCTTAATGATTATACCAACTTTGTTTCCAGTAGTGCACAAGTTGTTGGATTAATTGTAAACCAAGATATCCAACCACGGTCTGTTGAATCTAGTGAATTCAAAATGGACGCCGGGACGGTATCCATTACATTTACTGGGTCAATTAATACAGGAATATTTGGAG